CAATTCCTTGTCAGGTTCAAGGTCTGTGTCCTGTTCTGCACCCTCAATGTCCACATCCCGGTAAATACCTTTAATAATTGCCATCTCTACTTGGTGCTTTGGCACAAACTCATCAATGATGACACCCAAAGCCTCATCAATTGAGGGGCTAACAGGGTCAATGAGGAAGTTTTGTGGCTGGATGGGACGTAGTTTAACTACTACACGGGTTCTTTCTTGCACACCAACAGCCTGCATGGCACCATCCATAACAGGTTGGGTAGCTGGCACCAGTTCTTTTACCTCATCTAACACCAATTCACCTACACCTGTACCATAAACAGCACTGTTTAGGACACATTCTGCAATAGATTTACGTGTCTTGGTAAACTTAAAGTCTTCAATTAGCTGTTCACGCATGTAAGCAGCGTCAGCAGGTTGCTGGTCTTTGCGGTCATCCTTGATGTCAAACCACTTGCCACGACCAAACGTAGCCTCCTCAACCTCCGACACAGCAGATTCCACCGCTTGCTGCAAGGCAGGACTGATCAAGCGGCTACGTTCACTCTCACGGGTTTTGTCTTCAGCAGCCCAAATGCCACGCCATAGGCGATAATATTCATCAAACTTCTCTTGATAGTTGGATTGATAATGGTCACGCCAAGACTCTGCTTTGTCCATCACCCAGTCTTCTAGGCGTTGTTCAGTGTATTTCTTTTCTTCCATTATGGTTCCTTTTAATAGCCTGCTACGGCGTCAAGCATTTCGTAATTGTCTTCTTCAAAGTCAGAAAAGTAACTGACCTTGGCTAGTTGTTCAATGTAGGACAGAGAGTCCACCAAGTCATCATGCACCAGCGGGTTAGGAAACTGGAACAACTGGTCGAGGAACTCCATGTTCCACTTACCTTTGTTCAACGTAACGTACCCATTCTCAAACCTACCCTGCAACGACCACACAATGCGGTCTGTCTTCTTCTTGTTTCCGTGGCTTAGTTCTTCAACCCGGAAGAAGGTTTGGGTTCTACGCATGATGTCACTGAGGTAGGGCATAACAGCTTGCTTGGCTATCCCCTTCTCTATTCCTGTGGCAACTGGTTCATACTTTTTGACAGCATCAAATATCTTCTTAGCCGTCTCCTTTACGTCCCACCTACCATAAATAATTTCTTCAACATACCAACCATCTTCGTTAGCCTTCACCACGCTGATGGCTGTACTGTCCAACTTCTTGTTCTTTGTCTTCTTAGCGCCCTCATCTTCAAAGCCTGCCAAGTCAATGGCAATGTAATAGTCGCCTTGGCTGGGTGCCTCTTCGTCAAACTTTACCCATTCTTCTTTAAACAGCTCTCCACCCAGTGCTTCAAAACTTGCCATAAATTCTTGACGGAAAGCAAATGAAGACATACTTTTCTTAGCTGCTTCAATTTCTGCTGGATCAAGGATAGGGTTATCAAAAGAGGTGAAATGAAAACTTGTAAACGAGTCGTCATCTCCTTTTTGACCATAGAGATAAAGTTCATAGAAGTGGTTCCTTCCCATAGGTGTACCAATGAACAAAGCCTGTCCCTTTTGGTCAGCCAACGCTGGGCGTAAGATTTGTTCCCACACCTCAGGCTTCATGTCAGCATACTCGTCCATTACCAAATACTTTAACGAGACACCCCGCATGGTTTCAGGACGGTCAGCACCTTTAAGAGAAATCGTGGCTCCATTGATCAGTTTGATTTGTAAGTTGTTAATGTGGCTACCCTCTATAACAGGATGCCCGACCTCCAGGAGAGTTTGCCACATAATGTCTCGGGCCTGACCTTGCGTAGGAGCCACGTAAAACACATGCCCTCTTTCCGTCTGCAAGGCATTAACTATCAGCAAGTAAGCAGCCAGTCTAGACTTACCTGTACGGCGTCCAGCAGCTACAACCTTAAACCGTGCTGGGTGGTTCCATACCTCTTGCTGCCAAGGCAACAAGGAGATGTCTAGTGTACGGTCTACCATTTAACCTTGTCAGCCCAGTAGGCAGCACTCATCTTGCCCTTAGCAATGTTCTTGGCATGCCGCGCCTTGAAGCTAGCTTGACGTGCTGTTGGTTGTTTATCTCCTGTCACCCCTTGCTGACCAAAGCGGATGGTCTTAACTTGGTCACCGTCTTTGGCAACAACAACATGAGACTTGGTTGGGTGGGATGGCGTTCTCTTGGGTTTGTTGTACCCTGACACACCAGCTCGTTCTAGTCGTGGGTCTTTACTCATATCATGTCCTTCTTAGCTGGGATGCAAGCAGCGTTAAATGGCACATTACCGTCAGTGTTAATCTTGTACGCTTCTTGCACACATTGTTCCATTGTTTCAACACTCTTTTCACCCTGAACCTGTAGGACACCGGGAGATAGAAAGGTGAAGAGAATGACGAAGAACTTCATTGTTTAGTTCCTTTTCTCAGGTCGATAATTTTCTCTAATGTGCGTCCCCCGAAGTAGAAGCTCATAATAAGCATGCCCCACTGACCCAGTAACTCCACGTATGCTGCATTGGTATCTAAGTCAAAAGCAGACATCAACGCAAACACAAAGTAACCAGTAAGGATGGCAATAAGAGTCATCGGGCGTATATTTTTACTAAGCCAACTATCACTCTGCATGTCAGCCGTGTGCCGCCCTGTGAGGTTGTTTTGTTCAGCCTCGTACAGTTTGGTTTCGTTAGCCATCTTAGCTAACTGCCCGTCCTGCGCCATCTTAGCCAATTCCAGCTTGGCTTGTGCTTGTGCCTTAGGATCAGGAATCAGTTTGTCTACCAGCTTCCCACCAATGTTTAGCAGAGCATCAATCATCCTACTATCCATCCTTTGTTTGACCGCAGCGGGTTCATCAAGCCCCTATCCATCAACAAGTCTTCCATGGTGTTGTACTGAGGTTCTCCTTTAGCCTTCAATAGTTCTTCCATGGTTTCATATTGTGGCTGTACGGGGGCTAACTCAAAAGCACCAGGCTCTTGCCAGTCTTGCAGGTCTGCTGGAGCAACGGTTGGTTCTATTCTGTTAAGTGGGGCGACACGCTCAAAAGGTGCACCAAGAACACCTTCAGGCTCGCCCATGACGAAAGGGGCTGTCAACTCCTCCGGCAGCTCTCCTTTAGCCAATGTCTTACGTACAGCAGGGTCTTGGACATAAGTTTTTGCTTCTTCCATTTGGTCAAACCCAGCAGCCCCTTGGAACAACAAAGCCGTGGCGTTATTGCGGGTTTGGTACTTATTGTTCCATGTGGCAATGTTACCTGCCGCTGCCTCCATGTCCTTAGCTTTTAGTTGCTTGGTTAAGTTGGTTGGCTTATCATCAGTACCTAAAATACCAGTGATACCAAATTGGAAAGCCAAGGAGGTTAAAGCCATCTGCTGGTTCTCATTCAACTCATCAAACGAAAACCCTACCTTACGTTCAAACTCTTTTCGGAAGTTGCCTGCATAACCATTAAGAACTGAGTTGTCTAGGTTAGCTAGTTGAGGGTCTGTCAACCGAACAGTCATGCCAGCGTCTTGAGCAGCCCTTAAAGCAGCTACAGCATCTCTTCCTTTTAATCCAAAGAAGGGACGTAGAAGTTCAATAGTAGCTGGGTCAACACCCATCTGTGCTAACTTCTCAGGTGTTTGTTGTCCTAAATCAACACCTTTACCAATAGTGACACCGCTGTTGTCTAAAGGTTTACCATCTTCCATAGGGACATAAGGTTCTCTCTCACTTCCCTCAAATGTGTACACCACCTGTCTGAATTTATTAATATCCATCAGTCTTCCCTTATTTCAACATCTGTGACATCTTCAACCACTGGAGAAGTACCAAACCCCTGTAGGTTAATTTGTACAACGGGTTTACTACCCCTCTCTTTTTCATCGAACAAGTGCATGGGGATGGCTCGGTCACCAATAAACCGCATAGCAGCAGGCCAGTGCTTGTGCTCAGGATCAAGAGCAACAGAGAATATGGTTTGTATTACTTTCTCGCTGTTAGGACTTGCTAACAACCGAGCCTTGTATTCGTTCATGATGGCAGTGTCACCCTTAGGTCTGCCTACCACACCCCTGTTGCCCGGTAGTTTAGAAACAACATCCCTCTTCTTAGGGCGTCCTCGTTTCTTAGTTTCAACAACCATCCAACTTCCTTTTTTTAAACAGGCATTTAAACTTTAAGGTGTGCGTTGTTTGGTGTTTGTTATTATAAAAATCACAACCGATTGTTCACCTTAAAGTAGCCTTGCTGCAAAATTGCATATATTATAGCATATTTTTCTTATTTTGTCAAGCAAAAACCTTTACGACTATGCGTGTTCACCACAAGTCGCACTTGTTTGTACACCACAAGTGTCAACTTTACTTGACACCTACTCGTTACCTTTATCCTTAATCGTAATGAGAATCATTCTCATCTAGACAAAACCAACAAGATCAACAACTTATGTTAACTTTTAGGGGGTATCTTTTTAACCTAATTTCACCCTTTTTTGTACGTTGGAGGGTTCCGTATTAGTGGCGTTGAAGCTAGGCCCCCCCGGGGGGTTAAAACTTAGGGGGCTAGGTCTTATATAAGACATATGACATTAGAGGTATGACGTAAGAGTGAGTGTCGTTGAGGGTGCCTTACAAGCATAAACTACAACGCCTGGCTATTAGGGAAAACACCTAGAAAATAAATATTGACGTGCCCTGACAATGTTCGGTTATAATCGTCAATGTAAGTAAGGCAATGGTGCCTTATGAAACCTGAAAGGCAATATCATGAAACCATGGTTCACGTATCGTAATTTCCGCGTAGGCGGCATTCGGTTTATCCGCATCGGTAAACTACAACTGTCATTCTGCAAAACTAGCAAAGGGTAAACCAATGAAAGTATCAATCTTACCAAAAGGCTACGAGGGTCACGCGGCAGTGTTGTTGCGCGTACTAGAATCAGGCACGGATGAAGGTAAACGTCAGGCAGCGGCAGCCATACTTGAAATGGCG